ACTTTTTCTGATTTAAGAACTGAAACAAAAGTAATTAAACTAGGCGACAAAGGAAAAACAGCAACAGGCAAAGAAGCTGGTGCAGTTGACGTAGAACCTAGAGCAATACCTGTATAAGTGCGACATTCTGTCAATTGACAAAACAGCTATTATATGATAGTATAATAGTATAAGGAAAACACTATGAACAAACCTATCATATATTGCGATATGGATGGAGTACTTGCAGATTTTAAGACAGGTGCTCAAAAAACTACAAAGATGTCTATTAATAAATGGATGTCAATGGGTAAAGATAAGTGGTCACTTATCAAAGCAAAAAAAGATTTTTGGCAAACACTACCTTGGATGCCTGGTGGCAAACAACTATGGTCATATCTATCAAAGTTTGATCCACACATCTTATCAGCATACGTAGAAGAAACTTACGATCCAAACTGTATACCTGGCAAAACCGAATGGTTAAGAAGAAACGCAGGTATGACAAATAGACAAAGAATTAATTTAGTACGAAGAAAAGATAAGAAACTCTTTGCTAAAAAAGGCCAACCTGCCATTTTGATTGACGATTATGAAAAAAACATAAGAGAATTTGAAAAATCAGGCGGTGTTGGTATTCATCACACAAACACATCTAAAACTATATCTGAACTTAAAAAACTAGGTTTTTAATCTTATAAATAGTACTGTTATATAACAATTACTAATTTAAGGAGAGATATATGTCTTTATGGGGAAACGATATAAAGCCTAAAAATCTTACAGACGAAGAAAAAAAAGAAGTCTATGCAACCTCTCAAGGTTGGGTAAGAGAAGCAGGCTCAGTATTATCAGGTAATGGTAATCCAAATGCAGATCCAGAAGTATTAGTAGCAATCGGTGGATTAGCTACAAATATGGGTTCAGCAAATATTACACAAATAGAATTTGTAACAACATCAATCGGCGAAGCTGCTGGTGGAAACATTGACGTTAGAGTAAGATTTAACGAAAGAGTTGACATTACAGGAACACCACAAGTAACAGTAACTAATGACCAAGCAGGTAGTGGTACTGATGCTACATTTACAGCAGATTATAACTCTGGTACAGGAACTAACGAAATTGTATTTAGAGCAACTTATGCAGCTGCAGATGGTGGTATTGCTGAGGATGATGTATTATCAATTGGCTCTAACGCAGTAGCACTTAACAGTGGTACTATTAAAGATGCTGGTACAACAACAAACTCTACAATTACAAACGCTGCTCAAACAGGTACATTAACTGTAGTAGCTTAATAACAAAATCATATAAGGGTGCTCAAAGTGCCCTTATATATACTATATGAACAAATTGATCTAGGCAAATACCTAGAGTAGCATTCCCGAAAGGGTTAACAGGAGAAAAAAATGGCAGACAAAAAAATAACGGCATTGACCGATTTAGGTGACTCGTTGGCATCAGCTGACTTGTTCCATGTAGTGGATGACCCAAGTGGTACTCCAATCAACAAAAAAATATCAGCAGAAAATGTGTTTAACAATATACCATCTTGGTTAGGTTTAGCACAAGCTTCACAAACAATAACTGCTGATGGTTCATCACAAGTTGCAAACGTAACTTCAGCGATTACTGAAATAGATGGTGCTTCATCAACAGGTTCTATTTCATTAGCAGATGGTTCTGATGGACAAATTAAAACGTTTATAAACATTTCAACTTCAGGCACAAACTTACAAACTATTACACCTACTAATTTAAGAGGTCATACAAGTGTAACTTTAGACGCTGAAGGAGAAACGGTTACTTTATTATTTAAAAATTCACAATGGAACATTATTGCTGGTAACGCATACGGTGTTGCTTAATAGATTATAGGAGAATATTATGGGTGTTAGTACACAAGACTTAATGAAAGAAAAATATATTTTAAACAAATCATTTAATGATTTAAATACAAAAATTCAAGCGATTGAAAAAGAATTAGGAACAATGCGTAATAATTTAAATGCGTTAAATGGTGCTATTCAAATTGTTGATAAGATGATAGCGCAAGATGAAAACTTTGATAAAAACACAGGAAAACTAGTAACAGATCCTAATGGTACATTGCCAGCTGATGGTAATTTGTCTAAAGAAAAAATTGATAATGACAATGTGAAAAAAGTACAGAAACAACTTGAAATTACTTCATCTGAAAAAACACTTTTAAATGAGGCTGAAAAATGAAAGAAAATATCGACAGTTTTTTAGAAGAATTGGCAAACAACACACCAAATGATGAACAGTTTGATAAAATAAAAGAAGATAATATGAAAGAGGTTGAAGAAGACCTTATAGGTGGCAAGTCTTTTAAAAAATTAAAAGACGAATTAAAAAGAGGAGAAAAATGAAAACATTTAAACAACACGTAAAAGAAGGCTCTTACATGGGTGGACAAGTAGGTTCTGATACTTCTAACTCTCCAGAGGATAGTTCGATAGGTATACACAACATACATCTGCCTGAAGTCTTAAATAGAGCAAATAGATTTGTTAGCTCTATTGCTGACGGAGAATATTTGCAACCCGAAAGTGCTCTTTCTCAATTGGAAACAAAATTAAGAACAATCGGATTACAATTAAAAGACTCAATAACAATTGAAGGTAAACAAGGTAACTTTGAAAGTGCTTTAGTATTTAATGGTGGCCGTTTTGGTAAAGATACAGACGGTTCTGATATAAATGATGATGGTATTAGTCATAAATTAGGTAAAGAGTTAAAACTAAAAGGTAAATACGAAACATTACAAAACGGCGCTGTTAAAGTTTATGCAGAGCTTGGCTAATGTTTGATAGAATAACAAAGAAGAACTGGTTATTTTACGCCATAAAAAACTATAATGTTCCTAATTTAGATAGTGAACATGAGTTTTATGAAGATGTAAAAAGATTTAAATATCTTAAACGTCTATTTCGTAAATATAACACTACAGGTGAATTGAAAACTAGATTAGTTTTAAATCATATTATTGTATTAACAAACGTATTTGGTAATGAGGCAGCAGCTACATTATTATTATTTAAAATTGAAAGAGAGTATTGGTCAATATTAAAAACTTTCTTACAATATTTAAATATTATATTACCAGATGAGTTGCCTAATATTAAAGTAAATAAAACTTTGTTATCAAATTTAGAGGAAATATAATGGGACGAGCCATAGATTTATTGATCACTTATCGAGTAATTAAAATGTTAGTTACTCCTTGGAATAAACATGATGCTTATAGGTATGGAATAATTGATGACAATGGTAAAGTGTTAAGAAAAACAAAAGAGTTGGTGACTGCTAAAGAAAAAGATAGTTATACTATTTTACATAGATTTGTTTTTAATTTAAAAAGATTATTAGGATTATTACCAGGTGGTAAAACAAAGTTTGCTTCATATGCAGCCGCTCTTGCATTGTTACTAAAAGAAAACAAAGATGTAAATGCAATTGAAATAGAAAGAGCATTATACAAACATCTTGTTGAAAATGATTTAGTAGCATACAATGACGACATAAAAGAATCAGTAGGATTTGATTACCTACCAGAAGGAAAGTATATTATGATTGATAAGTTAGAAGATTTAGAAGGATCTAAAACTGCTGATGTAGGTGATGTTGTTTATACAACTGAAAATCAAAAACCGTTTGATAATTATTTTGGTGTAAATCTATATCATGTTATAAATGAAGATACAAAACAAAAAATTATTGTATCAGAGGATAACATAGAGAGGATAAAATTATAATGAAAAGTTTTAAAGATATGAGAGAGGCTTGTTGGAAAGGTTATAAACAAGTTGGTCAAAAGAAAAAAGGTGATAGAATGGTACCTAACTGTGTACCTGAAGAAGCGCCCGCAAATGCAGTAGGTGATGGATCAAATGTTGCAATGCCACCTGCACATGAACCTGGTGTACATATAAAAAAGAAGAAAAAAGATTTAACAAAATTATTAAAACGTGAAGACTATGATAGAGTAGAATTAGAAAACGTTGTTAATAAAATCTGTTCAAACCAAGAAATAGAAGAAACTCAAATTAAACCTATTTTAAATAATATAAAATCAAAAAAAGAAAAAGGCACATATACTGAAGACTTTGGTACAAAAGCATTTAGATATGTTGTAGATAATCAAATCACAACCACAGTATCCGAAGAATTTAGAAACGAAGCTGCCTTATCACTATTAACAAAATATGAGTAAATCTTTTAAACAGTTAAGAGAATACATGAGAGGTTTTGGTATTGGTCCTATAGATACTTTTAAACCTATGTCATCTATGGGCGGTAGTCAATTTTTTCCAAATAGGAGATATGCAACTACAATGCCATCTTTATCAGCAACTTATAGTGGACGTGGAATAGGAACGTATAAACCTATGGTAACAGCACAGAAAATTAAAACACCTGCAATAAAACCTGACTTTAGATCAACAGGTGAAAAAAACATAAAACGTAAACAAAAGGATTAATATGGAACTATTATTAACTTTAGCAATGAAGTTTTGGCAATGGTCATTACTGATATTACTTGTAATTATAGGATTTATCATTAACTTATTAGATAAAAGAAAAAGTAACATTACATTTAAATATGAAGAAATGCCTCAACTAAAACCTATACCAATTAAAACAAAAGGTAAAGGATTTTGGAAAGGTATTGCAATGTGGTTATTATCAACAAGAAATTGGGAACTAACAAAGAACTGGAGATATAATATAAATGGTGCCGAGTATGTAATACCAAAAGGTTTTCAATTTGATGGTGCAAGTATACCTAAATTTTTAAGAACATTTTTTTCACCAGTTGGCGTATTATTAATTGGTGGCCTTGTACACGATTATATGTACAAGTACACTGCTTGTAAACCAGCAGATAAATCAGGTTCACTTCTATTAGTTGATCAGAAAAAAGCAGATCAAATCTTTAGAGATATAAACATAGAAGTAAACGGTTTCTATTTTATGAACTATCTAGCATATTGGTCATTAAGAATAGGTGGCTTTGTTGCTTGGAATGGTCATAGAAAAAGAAACGAAACAATCAAATAACATATAAGGAGTAAACTATATGAAATGGTTAAAAAGTAGAGTAAAAGAAGTATCATCATGGCATGGTGGTGCTTTAGTAGCAATGGGCTGCATTATATTATTCGCAGGACCTTTTGCTAAAATGGCTGCATGGGCGTCAATCGCTTGGGGTCTATGGGCGATTTGGAAAAAAGACTAATCAACCATGGGAATTAGATTATTTTTTATTGGAATATTCATCAGCGCTTTAATCGGCGCTGGTGGATACATTTTTAAGTTACAGAAAGACAACACTATACTTAAAGCAAATGCAGTTAAACTAGAGTCTGCTGTATCCGAACAAAAGACTTTAATAGAAAATCAAAAGAAAGATTTTGAAGAAATACTAGATGCTAACAAAAAGATGAATGAGTTAGTAAGTGTATTAAAAAAAGATTTAGAAGACCTTGATAAAAGGTTTAATAAAAAAAATAGAGATGTTGGCAAGTTAGCCATACAGAAAACAGAGTCTATTGAAAGAATAACAAACGGTGCGTCAGCACTTGCTACAAGATGTATTGAGATCGCAAGTGGATCACCTCTAACTGAGGCAGAAAAGAATGCTACAAAGAAGTCAGAAATTAATTCAGAATGTCCTTCTATTGCTAATCCTAACTATATTCCTTACTAGTTGTAGTGGAGTAAAACAGTTAAGCATATTCAAAGAAGAAGTACCTAGAGCAAAATTAAATTTAGAAAAACCCACACCACTTGAATTAGAAAATTTAAGATGGATTATTATTACATCTAATAATGCTGAAGAAGTATTTAAGAAACTAGAAGAACAAGGCATTGATCCAGTTTTATGGGGACTGACAGATAAAGACTTTGAATTACTAGCAAAAAACTTTGCAAGAATAAGAAATCAATTAAAAATAACAAATGACTTGTTAGACAAGTATAAAAAATATTACGAGGTAGAAAATGGCGAAACTAGGTGATAAAACAGATTTTAGTTATAGAGTTAAAAGAGTAACTAAAGTTGTAGATGGCGATACAATAGATGTAATTTTAGATATGGGATTCAACATATTGTTTGCTCAAAGAGTTAGACTATTTGGTATAGATACACCAGAGAGTAGAACAAGAGATTTAGTAGAAAAGAAATATGGTCTAAAGGCTAAAAAGTTTTTACAAGATAAATTAAAGAAAGCAAAATCAATTACAATTAGAACACACAAGGGTGAAGAAAAAGGTAAGTTTGGTAGAATACTTGGTGATATTTATTGTGATGGTAAATCAGTTAATTCAGAAATGGTTAAAGTAGGTCATGCTGTAGCATACTATGGACAAAACAAAGAACTAATTGAGAAAGCACATTTAAAGAATAGATCAAAAGTATAAAGAGTATTACGAACCAAAGGAGAAAAATAATGATTAAAAATTTTAAAGATATAGTGATTTTATTAATAACAAGTGGTGTATTATTACTTCTTGGAGTTATTATCATAGGAGATTATTGGGTAGCACTAGAAGAAAACAGACCAGTAGATGAAAGTGTAATTACATTAATGAAGATGTCAGTTACAGGATTGATTGGAGTTATTGGTGGTTACATTGGCGGAAGTAAATAAGATATAATGTTTTTTGAAATACTAACACAATTCGGATTACCTGTCGCAGCTGCTATCACAATGGGTGGTTTCATTTATATAATTCTAAAATATATTTTAGGTGGTGTTGTAGGTTCAGTAAAAGGTTTACATGGTATTATTATGGGTTTAGAAAACAGAATAGATACTATGAATAATGACCTGATACATATTGACACTTTAATATCATCAGCGTTACATCTCAAACCTGATTTAGATAGAATTGCTAGATCAGATGGAAAGAATGACGCAAGAAAAGACTAATGACAGTTTTAGAAATACTTAATCAATACGGTTTTGCGACACTAGCCGCTATTGCTATGGGTTGGTTTATTTGGTTCATCTATAATTTTATAACACAAGAAGTTACAAGTAAGTTAGGAGAGGCAAATAAGGCTCTAATTATGTTGTTAGATAAGATACGAAGACTAGACAATGACCTTATAAGAATTAAGGCAAAATTAAACACAGTCCTGACACTCCGAGAAGAAGAAAAGAAGAAATCCAAAGAAGATTAATTATAAATAGTAGTATGAAAACATCAATGAAAAACTTGATGTTAGTAGTGGGATTTACATTATTTACTCCGATTACATCAATTCTAGCATCCGAATTAACACACGATTTTAAAAATCCTGCTTTTAGTGGTAATGGATATTCTTCTCACGTGCTTTCTATTAATCAACTAGAAGTACAAAGAGAAAACAAAGTATTTGATGACGCTAAATCAGCAGCTGCGGCCGCTGAAAGAGCAGAAAAAAACACTACGATTAACAAATTTATTGCTAACGTAGAAAGTAGAATTTATGCTAACTTATCTAAACAATTGGTTGATAATATGTTTGGTACAAGTTGCGATAGTAGTACAACTACTTGTCCTACATCTGGAACTGCCGATATAGAAGGCGCTTCAATTTATTGGGTAAAAGATACTACAACTGAAATAATTACATTAACAATTACAGCTACTGATGGAACAGTTACAACAATGGCAGTTCCAATAGGTGATTTTCAATTTTAGGATATTATAATGTTTAAAATATTAATTGCTCTTTTAATAGGGTGTACATTGACTGGTTGTCAAACAACGAAAGATATTGAAATATATAAAGGCAAATCACCTTATATTGAAGGCACATCTACTAAAGATAGATTAATTGCTTTACCTGATTTAGATGGTCAACCTAAAATTACAATTGCTGTTTATAGATTTACAGACCAGACAGGTCAAAGAAAACCTAGTACAAAGTTTTCTCAACTGTCAACTGCTGTCACACAAGGTGGTAGTATGTTTGTGGTCAATGCTTTAAAATCAGTTTCAGATGGAGATTGGTTTCAAGTATTAGAAAGAGAAGGACTTGATAATCTAATTAAAGAAAGACAATTAATTAGGTCAACAAGAACAGAATATGATGGTGAACAACAAGTAGGTAATATATTAAAACCTTTAGTGTTTGCTGGACTTATATTAGAGGGTTCTATTATAGGTTATGATAGTAATATACAGACTGGTGGACAAGGTGCTAGATACTTAGGAATAGGTATAAGTGAACAGTATAGAGTAGATCAAGTGACTGTTTCATTAAGACTTGTTTCAGTACAGTCTGGAGAAATTTTGTTAACCACAAACGTGACTAAAACAATAGCAAGTCACAGTAAAGGTGGTGATGTATTCACATTTTTAGATATGAATACAAAAGCTTTAGAATTAGAAAGTGGCGTTGCCGTAAACGAGCCAGTGACTTACGCCATACGAACTGCTATTGAATTTGCTATATTAGAATTAATTTATGAGGGTAAAGAAAAAGGATACTGGAAATTTAAAAAAGAAGAAGAAAAAGGAATACACAAAAAATGAAAACAATAATTAGTGTTATTATGTTCTTAATGATGACCTCTTTGTCATATGCTAACGACATATATGTTACTCAATCAGGTGCGAACCTTGATTTAGATATAACACAAGATGGCGCTAACAACACAATAGGTAGTTCACAAACAGCTTCCGCTTCAAGTGGTGCCACAACCATATTAGACATAGACCAAGTTGGTAACTCAAACGTAATTACTTATCAAATAAATGGTGCTACATACACAGGCGCTATTAGTCTAACAGGTGATTCAAATGATGTTGATTTAAATTGTGATAGTACAGACGGTAACAGTTCTTGTGGAACTGTAACTGCTAATATAACTTGGACAGGATCATCAAACGATATTGATTTAGATATTGGAGAAACTAGTGACGCTTCAAACTCAACAGTTAATATTACAGGACAATCTGGTTCAGATTCAAACGTAATAGCTGCTACAGTTGACGGAACAAGTGCTATTTTAACTTTAACAGTAAATGGCGATACAAACAATTACTTAATAGATATAGACGGTAACGGTGATGTTAATGGTCATACATTAATACACTCACACACAGGTAGTTTAGCAGATGTAGATATTACACAATCTGGTATAAATGATAACTACATTTCATTAACAACAAGTGGTGATAGTGCCGATATTGATATATCACAAACAGACTAATGATTACAATAATACTATATTCAGGATTAACAATTTATGCGTGCTACAAGTTTTATAATTGGGTTCATACTCTTAACCCTTACGACTTTAGTAACAAATAGTTTTGCTTCTATTGGTCAGGTAACACTTCACACAGGTGTTGCCACCATTGATAGACAAGATGGCGATACGGGTATAGAAGTAAAGAAAGAGCTTGATGTTCTTTCTTACGATACACTTAAAACTGGAAATGGTAAAGTTGGTATTGAGTTTATAGATGATACAAGAGTTGATGTAACTGAACATAGTAAATTAGTCATTGATGAGTTTGTTTATGACCCTAATACAAAAACAGGTTCGTTATCATTAAAGGCAAAACTAGGCACAGTAAGATATGCCTCAGGACAGATTGCTAAAAACTCAAAACAAAATGTAAAGATTACTACCCCTACAGCCACGATTGCTGTAAGGGGTACTGATTTTGCTATGACTATTGATGAGATAGGTGGTTCAACAATTGTTTTATTACCTAGTTGTAATGATATAGGATTTTGTTATGTTGGAGAAATAGAAGTAAGTACAGACGCTGGGTTTGTAATAATGAATCAAGCATTTCAAGCAACTTCAGTAAGTGCTGTTGAAAGTAGACCTTTAAAACCAGTATTACTTGATTTAGAATTAGATATGATTAATAATTTGTTAATCATAACACCACCAAAAAAATTAGAAGAAGCTATTGAAGAAGAAAAGTTTAGAGCAACTGCCAATGCTTTAGATTTAGACTTTCTTAAATTTGATGATTTAGAAGTGGATATGTTAGAAGTTGAAGAAGATGAATATGCCTCTGCTTTAGACATAGATTTTTTAGACCAAGATTTTTTAGTTGATATATTAGATCAATTAAACAAACAACTTGCTTTACAAATGAGAAGTGAGTTTGATAAAAAGAAAGATGTAAAGAAATCAGGTAAAGATGAATTTGGAGTTATACTTTTAATAGAAGAACCTCAATGGGTTTGGACTAGATTAGACGCTGCTCAAAATAATATAGTATTAAGACTTGATATGGAAAATAGTTATACTATCAATGTCACACAAGGCGACACACAAATTATAGATTATGAATTAGGTGATGGTGGTCAAAATCAAATAAGAATATATCAAAATCAATAATGTATAAATTTTTAAAAAAACTTACAATATTTCTATTCATATGGATGGTGTTTTATTCTATTGTGAATAAGTTAAAAGCAAACGAAATTTATGTATCACAAACTGGTACAGGTAATAATTTAAATTTACAAATATCACAAGACGGTGAAGATAATAAAATAGATATGTCAATAGGTAATCATACAAACAATACAATAGAAATAGAACAAAAAGGTGATGATGGTTATGTTGGTTACACCTCATTATGGGGAAGTGGATATAGTTGGGGTGGAGATATAGATGGTGATAATAATAGTTTGAGTATTAAACAATTATGTAATCAAGCACCTTCTTGTGGTGGTGATAGATTTGAGTTTCATATTTCAGGTTCAAATAATGATGTTGATTTTGCTCAAGGGTATCATGTACAAAATAATGGAACAGTTGACACACCAGATAGTTTTGAATATGGTGGTCACTTTGTAAGATTAGATATTCACGGTTCAAATAATACATTTTTAGGAAGTCAAAGGTCAAATAATTCAGGACACGAACATAGTAATGTTACTTACATTTACGGTAATAGTAATGATGTTTACACAAGACAAGAATATAACCAAGATAAAACAATAAATTTGACTATAAATAATTCTAACAATGATGTTGATTTGATACAAGAGGGTAATGCTTCACATAGCGCTACTATTACATTAAATGGTAGCTACGGTACAGATTTAGATTTATTACAACAAGGTAGTACAGCACAATCATATACTTTATCACAATCATGTGCTACTGTTGGTGGTTGTTCAGTTTCAGTAACACAAGGTAATTAATGAAGAAA